CTGCTGTTGGTGGCGGCGCTATGGTAACGGTAGTAGGCATTACAAGCCCATCAGCATCAACGTATCAACTCTATCTAGCCGGTGTTGGTTATTACAGTAACAACGGTAACAAGTATATTTCAGGTGTTAGTTCTGCTTATGGTACTGCGTGGGCAAGTGCTGGAACATATGTCATAGGCATGGCCCTAGACGTTGGCGCGGGGACAATTCAATTCTACCTAAACAATGTTGCTCAAGGTAATATCACGCTACCAGCAACGCCTTCTGATGGTTGGATATTTGTAGCTGATTGGGAGTCTGGCTCTGGTTCCGTAACGTACAACTGGAATTACGGCCAGCAACCATTCGTCTACACCGCCCCCAGCGGTTTCCTCCCACTCAACACTTTCAACCTCACGGCAGGCACAGTCACCACCAGCGGCACGTTCACCGGCAACCTCAGCACCGATGGCCCGTTTGTGTTCCTGAACGGCACCCCCACGGCGATGACAATCAACGGCAACGCAGTGACCTTCGGAACCCAAGCCGACAAGCTGGCAAACGGCTTTAAGGTGCGCAGCAGTTCAGCAAGCTACAACCTCGTAGGCAGCAACACTTACGTTGCCACGACTGTCGGGGCTGTGTTCAAATACGAAGACGCTCAATCTAACCCGTAATACCCGTACTGGTGCGGCTCACCAGGGAATCGAAGGATTCACACAATGTCTGAAGAAGTACTAGCGGAAGTACCCGCGCCGGAACAGGAAGCCACGGCGGCACCTGAACCCGTAGAAGCACAGCCGGTAAAGGCGTTCACTCAAGAAGAGTTGGATGCCGCAATAGGAAAGAGGCTCGCACGCGAGCAACGAAAGTGGGAACGAGAGCGGGTAGTTGCTGCCCCTGTCGTCGCTGCTGATCCCAGACCGGAGCAGTTTGACTCGACTGAATCCTACGCCGATGCATTGGCGATGAAGAAGGCCGAGCAGCTACTCTACGAACGGGATGTGCAGCGCCAGCAGACAGAAGTTCTCGGTGCTTATCACGACAGGGAAGAAGAGGCAAGGAACAAGTACGATGACTTTGAACAGGTCGCGTACAACCCAAGCCTCAAGATCACGACCGTGATGGCACAGACGATCCAATCGTCGGATATTGGCCCTGATGTAGCCTACTACCTCGGTGCTAACCCGAAAGAAGCAGATCGTATTTCCCGCTTGGCGCCTTATGTGCAAGCCAAAGAGATCGGACGTATCGAGGCCAAACTGGCCTCGGAACCGATGGTCAAAAAGACTTCTAGTGCTCCCCCGCCTTTTACGCCTGTCACGGCCAGCAGCAAGGGCGCATCGACCTACGATACAACTGATCCCCGCTCCATCAAGTCGATGAGCACTTCAGAATGGATCGCAGCCGACCGCGCTCGACAGGTGAAGAAGATGGAAGCACGCCTCCGCTAGTTTTTAACCCTGAAAGGAATGTTAGGTCATGTCAAACTCGATTCTTACCATCGACATGATCACCCGGAAAGCTCTGGAGATTAACTAATCGGTCTCCCCTGACGGCAACGTCAAGAAAAAAATTGTGTGAATTCGGTGGACGTCATGTAGAATGATTACATGAAAATACCGAGCCAAGCCAAAGAAGAAGGTAATACGGAACTTGACGAAGCAACACGGGCTAAGAACCGTGAAGCGGCTGCTAGGTACCGTGAACGTAACCGGGAAGTCTTCAATCAGCGAATGCGCGATTGGCGAGCCAACAACCGAGAGAAGTCTCGGGAACACTCTCGCGAATGGCGCAACCGAAAGATTGCAAATGGAACGCCAGAAGAAGTAACCGCCATGCGGCTTGCTGAAGCTGAAAAGACCAAGCGCAATCAGGACAAGCAACGAGAAGCAGTGTATGGCGCCTACGGCGGCTACAAATGCAACTGTTGCGGTGAAGCTGAGAAGATGTTCTTGTCAATAGACCACGTGCACAATGACGGGGCCGACATGAGAAAAGCCAAGTTGTACTCCGGTAGCGGAACAGGCTTTTATCTGTGGCTCGTCAAGAACAAGTTCCCTGAGGGGTTCCAAGTTCTGTGCATGAACTGTCAAATTGGCAAGCACAAAAACGGCGGCGTTTGCCCTCATCAGCGGAAGGTGTAACGACTATCCCGAAAGGGAGTACAGCCAAGTGGCTGGAAGCGCACAACCCCTAGCAATAGGGTGAAGAGATAGTCTGCTCTGCATGGTGACATGCAGCAGCCCGAAAGGGCGGTTCAAGCCTAACGACCTTGAGCGAACACATGGCCTAGAGAACAACCTGGTGCTCACCCGCAACGTCAACCGCCAATACGACGACTCGTTCGCCGTTGAAGGTGCAAAGATCGGCTCCACCCTGCGCATTCGTCTGCCCGACCGTGCTCTGGTGACCGATGGCGCCGCCCTGCAAGTTCAGGACGACAACGAGCAGTTCACCACGCTGACGGTCGCAAGCCAGAAGCACATTGGTGTCAACTTCACATCTGCTGAACTGACCATGCAGTTGGACGACTTCGCGGAACGGGTTCTCAAACCCCGTATCTCGCAGTTGGCCTCCAGCATCGACGCTGATGTCGCCAACTCCTACAAGTCGATCTTCTCGACTGTTGGTACGCCTGGCACCACGCCGTCCACCTCGCTGGTTCTGCTGCAAGGCAACCAGAAGCTGAACGAGTACGCTGCTCCTATGAACGACCGCTACGCAACGGTGAACCCCGCCGCCAATGCGAACTTGGTCGAGGGCATGAAAGGCTTCTTCAACCCAACGTCTACTATCAGCCGGCAATTCACCGCAGGCATGATGGGCACTGGCGTTCTGGGCTACGACGAAGTCAACATGTCGCAGTCGATTGGGAACCACACCACTGGGTCACGCGCCGGCACCACCTTGGTCAATGCAACGACCTTCACCCAAGGTCAGGCCACCATCACTCTGGACGGCTTTACCAGCGACACTACCGTTACTGTTGGTGATGTGTTCACGATTGCTGGTGTGTACAGCGTCAACCCGCAGACCCGCCAATCGACCGGCAGTTTGCAGCAGTTTGTGGTGACCGTTGCCCAGACCGCATCCGGCGCTGACATGGCAAACATGGCAATTTCGCCGCCCATGTACACCTCCAGCAACGCGCTGGCAACCATTGACGCCTTCCCTGCGAACAACGCAGCGGTCACTTTCGTCGGCGCGGCCTCCACGGGCTACCCGCAGAATCTGATCTACCAGAAGAATGCGATCACGTTTGCTACAGCTGACCTCTTGCTGCCGCAGGGCGTGGACATGGCTTCGCGCCAGGTCCATAACGGCATCTCGATGCGTATTGTTCGTCAGTACGACATCAACAATGACCGTATGCCTTGTCGTATCGACGTTCTGTACGGGTACAGCGTCATCCGTCCGCAAATGGCCGTGCGCCTCTGGGGCTAACTTGAGATGGGGCTTTGGCCCTGTTTCAACCATCTTCTTAAAAGGAAATTATCATGGCTCTCCCTAATGGTTCTGGCGGTTACCAACTCGGTGACGGCAACACTGGCGAAATTCTGTTTGTTGCGCAACCCACGCCAACTTCAATTGCTGCCGGCAACGCTACGTTGACTGCGGCTCAGTTGGCGACTAAGATTCTTCTTGGCTCGCCAGGCACCAGCGCAGCAGCGTACACGCTGCCGACTGCTGCTTTGATGGACGCTGCGTTCCCCAGCATGCCCAACAATTCGTCTTTTGACTTCACCGTGATCAACGTTGATGGCTCAAGCTCCGGCGTCATCACGATGACCGCAACCGCAGGTACGGGTTGGACGATTGGCACTTCTGGGTCGCAAGGCCTTATGACTGTTGCTGCTACCGCAGGCACCTCAATTAGCTTCCGCGCTCGCAAAACGGGCGATGCTACTTGGGCGTTGTACCGCCTCTAATTGAGGCACTCCCCTCCTGTGCTCACAAGGCGCAGGAGGGCCAAATTCTAGGGGCGATCTGTGGTAATCTATCTGAAGCACCCTGTACACGGCACCAAGGTTGCTATGGCAGAACTTGAGGCCGAGCAAGACGAAAAGAACGGCTGGGTAAGGTATACTCCGGGCGAGCAGGCACCAGTGAATGAACTGAGGCGCCGTCGCAAGGAGTCTGAATGACCACCACTGCCGGGGACCAGATCAACGGGGCGCTGCGCCTGATCGGCCAACTAGCCGAGGGTGAGACGCCTTCCGCTGCTACGTCCCAGGACGCGCTCACTGCCATGAATCAGATGATTGATTCGTGGAGCACTGAACGTCTGGCGGTGTTCAGCACCCAAGACCAAGTGTTCAGTTGGCCTCCCGGCGCTATCAGCCGCACGCTTGGCCCGACCGGCGACTTTGTTGGCAACCGGCCAATTCTGCTAGACGACTCGACGTACTTTCGCGATCCCGCGAACAACATCTCGTTTGGCATCAAGATTCTCAACCAGCAGCAGTACAACGGTATTGCGGTAAAGACTGTGACCAGCACCTACCCACAGGTGATCTGGGTCAACATGACCTACCCCGACATCGAGATGTACATCTACCCGGTGCCAACCAAAGTGTTGGAGTGGCACTTTGTCTCGGTGTCTGAGTTGACCCAGCCGGCCACGCTGGCGACGGTGTTGTCCTTCCCGCCAGGCTATCTGCGGGCGTTCCGGTACTGCCTGGCCTGTGAGATCGCTGCTGAGTTTGGTGTCGAGCCATCGCCGCAAGTCTCGCGGATCGCCATGACATCCAAGCGCAACTTGAAGCGCATCAACAACCCGGATGACATCATGTCGCTGCCGTACAGCATCGTAGCTTCTAGACAAAGATATAATATTTTTGCAGGAAACTACTAAGTATGTTTAACCTGCCTGGAGCCGGAAATTAAGACCCCCATTCTAGGGCAGTCATACGTTGCCCGCAGCATCAACGCTGCGGACAACAGGCTCGTCAACCTGTTCCCCGAAGCCATCCCTGATGGCGGCAAGGAAGCCGGGTTCTTGAACCGCGCCCCAGGATTGCAGTTCCTCCAGACGGTCGGCACCGGGCCTATCCGGGGTTTGTGGGCGCACCAGACCAACGGGACGGACTTCTATGTTGTCTCGGGCATTCAGGTCTTCAAGCTCACCAGCACAACGGCAACGCCTGAACTGATTGGCTATGTGTCGGGCACAGGCCCAGTGTCCATCGCGGACAACGGCACCACCCTATTCTTTGCCTGCAACGGTCCTAGCTACACCTACCACGAACCAACAGGCTCGTTTGATGCGATCACCAGCCCCGACTTTGCCGGCGCTGTCACTGTCGCGTACATCGACCAACTGTTTGTCTTCAATGAGCCAAACAGTCAGAACCTGTGGTCTGTGGTCACGCAGACCCTGACCACGCCACCGGTGCAGATATACCCGCTGGTGTTCGACCCGCTGACGGTCGCCCCTGCGGATGGCTCTCCTGACGGTGTGGTGGCGATCAACGTAGACCACCGGCAGATGTGGGTGTTTGGTACTGACTCGGTCGAAGTTTGGTACAACGCTGGGCTTACCGGATTCCCGCTGACGCCTGTCCAAGGCGCGTTCAACGAGATCGGTTGTGCGGCTCCCTACTCGG